TGCATAAGTATCACCCTGCGTATAAGAGTTAGGTATCTGATTACCGTACTGACCAATGTTGTTACCACCATTGGACAAAACAGAACCGGTACCACCTGATACGTTATTCGACTCATTCAAACACCATGCTTCCTGGTTTTCCAAGAGCATTGCCGTATTAAGACGAGTGTGATCGTCTTCGATGGCAGCTACGTTATCTGAAGAGTAATCCAATACAGGATTCCACTTCTCTAACAATGCCGCGGCTCTATCTTGATCGATATAAGCCTGTGTGGGTTTGATAGATTTCATAAGTTAATATGTGGGTTTGTATAGTACAATTTTGTACTAGAAATTCTTTTTGTTTCGAAAAAATCGATTATTAATATTTGCCTAGCTCGCCCATGTACGTTCCTAAAGGTGCATGATGTTCGAAATCATCACTAGGAGCTTGTCCGCTCTCTTCAATGATTGGTCGGTCAACATCTTTAGTTACCGTGTTCTGTGTTTTGGCTTGCTCATGCAAAACTTCAAGATGCTCTTCGTGATTTTTATCAAACATCTTCAACGTATAATCGAAGTTCTCATTGATAAATCTATAAGATTTACCATGTAATACCTTCTTACAAAATGCTGCTTTATCTTCCGGTAAGTCACTTACCTTCTCTTCAAGAGTTAATCTACTCTTTAATGCTGCATTTTCTCTTTGTAAACGTTCTACAATTGCTGTAGACTCGTCTAATTTCTCAACAGATTCATCTATTCTTGTCTTACCATCTAAGATTGCGTCCTTAATGCTATTCTTCTGTAAAGCTGCATCAACCGCTAAAACTCTTCTCATCTCACGTAAAACTTTATTAGATCTTCTGTTTTTAACCGCCTCGTTAATATTTTGCTGCGGTACTAACTTCTCAAGATACAGATCAAGGTATTTGCTAACGCGTCCTACCAAGTCGCTCTTAAAAGTATGTGCTTCCTCATTAATGGCTCTGCTATACTTCTCAACCACGGAAATTAACTTCTCACCGTGATTCTTATCAATGGCACCTACAACTTTATCCAACTTACTTGTGTGGTCGACATCAATAGCCTCGAGCAAATGCTCTAATTTGGCACTATATTCGTCATCCTGTTTTACTAGTGCTGATTCAACGTGAAGGGAAACCTTTTTATTGAAAGCATTTTCAATTTGCTTTAATGTACTCTCTGTAAGAATACCATTTGCTTTTTCTTGGAGGATATCTGTTATTTTGTTGTCCATTTTAAAAAATTCTTTGTTTAGCAGCTCTTTTTATTTTCTGCTTAAGTTTGTCTTCAACTACTGTCTGTAAATTTAAGTGTGCGTTTTTATATTCTCCTATTGAGATATTTTTTAAAAACTTTCCTATTTCTTTACGCTGTGACATATATCTATTATTTATGCTTTAGAGCCAATTTTATCTAAAAAGTCAAGTACTTGATCTCTTAAATACGAATCCAACTCTTTTGTAGGTAGGGTTTCTAACTTTTCTTCAAAAGTATTATAAGCTTCTTCAAACTTTCCATCTTTATTCATAATGAATTGTTTGCTTTCTAATATACCATTTACAAAGGCTTTTGGGCACGATGGATCAGAAACGCAATCTACTGCTACAAGCTTCATATCGGTAACTTTACTAACACCGGCTTTTTCTTCTACAGGTGTAAGTTGGCCTAAAGCTCTTGAACTCATTCCTACCTTTACACCGTCGTTAATCAAACTTTTTACAATCTGTCCGCATGGTGTAGATAAGACTTTTGACTTACCATAAAACATGTTGCCTTCCTGCCATATATCAGTAACCATATGACAAGCTCTCTCTAAATCTACTTCAGCCGTGGTAGGGTGGTTTAACTCACCCATACTTCGATTTTCACCGATCATGTCTTTCTTATAACGCTGTATTTCGCGTTTAAGTTCATCGGTAGGATAAAAGCGTTTGTTACGGTTTACTTCTTCGGCCATCATATAAGGGCCTTTGATGTACATATTTTTCTTACCATCTTTACCGCTTTCTTCGAGTACGTATTCGAAGTCTTCCTTTGAAGCAGGTGTTTCAACTAATAGTTTATAAGACATGTCTGATATTATTTATACTTTTTAAGATTTTTTAACGTAAAATGCATCGCCCCAAGACATTCCATCCCAAGATGTTTCTTTTCTTTCAAACCCGTAAAGACCAAGATATGCATCTAATTCTTCTACCCTAGCGCAATTTTCATAAAGTTCGTCCCGGTTAACTTCTGCTATAATGTAGTCAATATTTTTTAAAGTCTTTTTAGCTCCTATAAAAACATTCAATTCAAACCCTTGAACGTCTATATTAATTAAATTAAATTTTTTATTTGGTTCATATCTATCTAAATGATCAAAAGATATTTCTATCTCTTCATTAAAGACTATATGCGGGTATTGTCTAGCATGAAGATCTGGCTTCATTAAAGAATTGCTTTGTCCTAAATTATCTTTACTTCTATAAAAGGTAGTTTTACCCCTAAACGGTCCAAGCGCCCTATTTACGGTCACCACTTTATCGTCCCCTTTTACCTTATCACATAGTATTTTATAACTATCTAAATCAGGCTCAAAGAAAAGAATATGTTTTATTGAATCATACTTTTTATAAAGATCATATTCACTACCATGGTGACCACCGATGTGTATTACACCGGTTACATTCATATTATATTTTTTAACTAACTCTTCGTAATCTAATAACATTATATTCCTAATTCTTTTTCTGTTAAAATTTTAAATTCAACGCCTTTTTTCTTTGCCCACTTTTCAGCTGCTTCCCATTTAGCTCTATTTTGGACGTACGTTTTTTGTTCATAAAGAGTAGTTTTTCTTTTTTGATACTTTTTAAATTTCGGAGGTTGGGTTTGTTTTGAAGGCTTTATTTCAATCAAATATGTCTTTGGTCCGTTTGTTTCATTTATGGTTATTAAACCATCTACAAAATATCTTTGTACTCTTCCTGTGAGCGGATTTAAATAAGGTATCACCACACATTCACTATCCCAAGCTGATACATTTTCATTTAAATCACACCATCTAAAAAATTTTAATTCCCACCCTGAACGATAAATTGGATAATCTTTGCCCCTGTATTTGTTTCTATTTCTAGGTTTAAATACCCCCTGTCTAAACTTACCCGAGCCTGCCATATTAATATTTAAATTACTTACACTTTAATACAACCTGTTGGGGAAACTCATATCCGAACTTCTTTCCCAACGTTACTACTTCTTTTAATAACGGTATATTAATCTTAGGTAACATTTCTCTGATAAAGATTTTCATTTCTTCATCTTCTGAAGGTCTACCTAAAGCTTTTCTTCTAGACCCCGTATTATGTTGAATAGAAGTATCTAAACTAGCACCACTTTTACATTGAGTTTTATCTTTTATAAAATGATAAACCTTTTCTTGAAACTGTTCTACTTGAATTGTAATATCTGGTTTCTTTTTTAAGATTATTTTGTGCCATTTAACCCAGAAATCTAAAACAAATTCAATTTTGTTTAAAGGTTTACCCTGCCACGGTGGATTCATAATATCCCAATTAGCTTCTTTTAACCCCTTAAACACTCCCTTTCTAATAATATTAAAATATTCTTCATCTAAATCCTTTTTTACAACGCACATTTCTTCTTGCAAACAAGGAATAGATTTAAAAGGGTGTCTGGTGTAATGAATTACACTATCATAAGTATGTCTAGCCCATTTATAATTTTTATCTAATAATTCTTCTGGCGGATTTTTTACATTTTGTGGTAATGAAGCATCATAACCCGGGGCATATGCCCACATAACTAAACTTTGCCCGGGGTGCTTAGTTTCTATATCACACTTAACACCCAATTCATTTAAAACATGATTTACATAGTGCGATCCACCGCAGGGAGAACCTACGCATAAGAAAGTACTATTACGGAAACATAAGAATTTGGACACATAGCTATTTAAAATTTAGCCTACTAAAAACAATGGCGGTTCTGCGTCGCTTAATCCTGGAGAAGCACCTGAATATAATTCTTCTTCTAGTTTTGCTTTTTCTTCTCTTCCTTCTTGCAACATGTCGTAGTTTAGAACACCACCACCAAAGAGCTGTATGTTGCTGTATTTGCCTCTTACTCTCCCTAAGTTTATTTTAGTAAGTGCCAATGCATATTGGTATACCCAAGGCTCTTTAATTACCCATTGAATCGGTTGTTCCACATAACACTCTAATATACCCCAGAATCTTTCATTTCCTGGTTCAGGATACATTTGCATGTATTGCGTTCTTTGATTGAAATTGCAGCTCTTTCTTAAAGCAAGCATTTTCTCTCGTGTATCTAACCAGTTCTTTAACACATACCAACTAACTAAATCGAAACCATAATTACCCATTGAATAACTAAAATATGTTTGTTGTGCTAGTGTTTGTTCAATGGTAAATAGCGTATTTACCCCATCAGATGAACCAATTTCAAACCCTCTGATATCAATAACCTTTCTATAATCGTCTAATAGATAATCAAAAGATTCATTTAGATATAATTGATCAGGTTTTAAATTTTCTCCAACTTCAAAAATATACGGGTTAGCTGTTTCGCCAATAATCATTTTACCTATTCCATATAAAGGAGCAAAACTAGTACCGCATTTATCAGGATATAAGTACGAAAAATTTGGATTTAATAATACGTCGTTATCAATTAAATTTTCTGTTCTTTTTGCGGTCATAAGAACGTCTAATCTAATTCCAGGACCTCTTTCATAGAGAGCAGAATCGAAAACTAAATATTCTCTTGTGTAACCAGCAAATTTGGTAAACATCTCTACTGCGATTCCAATATTTTCGTATAAATTATCTTGATGAACTTCAATGTTTATTAACGGGGCGCCTAAAGTTCTAGATATTCTTTGAGCCAACCTATCATAACTACATATCTTATTATTAAGATTAGTAGAATAAAAAGAGCTTACAGGTAGTACCGTTGAACAATCCATTTGATATTATTTATACAAAAGACTCTACTGTCATAGAAACGGAAACCGTTTCGCCACCTTCTCCCAAATAAGACGGTAAGGGAAATTTATTAATTTTAGAATTTTCTATATCTATTTCTAATAACACTTTATAATCTCCACTAGAGCTTTTAGAATAACTGCTATATATAGAATCAAACAAATTATTAATCATATATGTTTTAGTATTATATTCTAATGGCATAGCAGAAGGACCTTTAACAGCTGGGTATTGACCAGATGCACAGGCTTTTACAGATTTTGTACCACCATGGTCCCAATAAATTATAACTTCATGTTGACATACATCAAAATCATTATTTCCTGTCGAATCAAATCTAGCCTGTGTATATTTTATAATAGATTTTTTATATGAAGAATATGATTTATCAAACAAATTATTCCATGAACCTATAGTCCCACCTACAACTGTAGCATTTTGAACCGGGTCTATTGTTTTATCAAAATAACCTTGCCATTGTTTGGTTGGAGGTGTAGATAAAAAGGTACCTGCAATAGTATCTGTAACTTTATTAGTACCTGAGGTTGTAACTAAATCGGTTACCAAACCATATTCATTAAAGATCAAAGAAGATATATCAGCTATATCCAATTTTTCATTCGATGATTTACTTGTATTGTTTTCAGGGTAATTAAAAAATTTCGGTTTTAAAGAATATGTATTTTCGTTTCTAAAATATTTGCAAAATTCGTTTACTGTAATTTTATGATTTCCTAAAACACTACTATCACGTGCGGCTAATAGACGTTCGTCGCGACGCCCAACTCGTACAAAACTATAACCAGCTGAAAGAATTAAATCATCAGGGGTTACTTCTAAAAAAGATGACTGCGTGAGTTGTGAGATTTTTTTACTCATGAACTAGTAATAGATATGTTAACTGCCATAGGTAAGTTTAAAATATTGGTGTCTATAAGAGTAGAAATTGGTAAACCTGTAATTTTTTTATTCAAACCATCTATTGATAATTTCGGTACACATAATTTCGAAGCAGCTCCTTGAATTAAGCCTTCGTAAATTATACTAGAATTAGGTATTGAACTTTGAGTCCAAATTACCGGGAAATTAATAGCCCCATCTGTACTATTATAATACGGAAAAGAACCGGTACCTGAAACGGTACTATTTTTCCAATCAATTTCAATAGTAACAGTACCAGGTTGAGGTTGGTAATTGGTATCTGAACCCGAATAAGAAAAATTCATTTTTACGGTTGTGGTATCATATGTTTCATACGTTTGACTAAACAAATGAGACCAAAATCTATCACCCGTCGTACCATCTGAATAGTTAATTAACGTTCCGTAATCAGAAGGCCAATAATACGTATCACTATTAATATACCCACCACTATATTGGTTTATTGGTGTAGGGGAATTTTCGAATGTGGATGGACCAGGTATGTTCGTAGCTTGCATATGGCCTTTATAAAAGCTAGCTGCTGTACCACTGGCTAATAAAATATTTTTTGCTGTCGCTTCGGTTTCTAAATTCCAAACTCTACCATATTGATCAAAACTTAAAGTACTAATATCAGCTATATTAACCGTTTTATTACTAACACTACTTGAAATATTTCTCGTTTGATTTTGATTTCCATCAATTATTAATCCATATGCTTTTGTTTCTATAAAAGCGGGTTGAAATGATATAGGAAATACCGAAGATCTATTTTTTAAGAAGTCGTTAAATTGATTTATTGTTACTTTTTTGTTTATGTCTGTAATGACAGTTTCTGATGAATCAACAAGGGTTATCAAATCATCATTAACAATTTGATTAGATTCTAAAGGATTTAACTCTGATATTTTTTTTCCTGCCATATTATTATTTAGGGTGATACGCTTTTCTTTGTATTAATAGATGATGTTCCTCCCGAACCTTGAGAAGCAGATTGTCCAGTAAAAGGATTGATTATACCATCACCATCACTATTTTGAACACCTATTACAGATAAGTCGTAATCTGGATCATGTACTAATTGATCTTGTAAATCTTTTAAATCTTGTGCGTCAATAATAACACCCGGCTTTATTATACCACCTGACTGTCCTTTTCGGACTGTATTTTCATCCGCATTAGCTTGTTCTAAAGTATAAAGTTCGCATCCATTTACATCATAAACGGTACCTGTAACTACAAAACCTGCAGGTAATAATATTTCTTTTTTAATCGAACCTTCCTTATTATTTGTAATTTCCCAAGTTGTATTAAGAATGGTTATCGATCCAATAGCTCTACCAGCAACACCCGGGTCATCATCCCAAGATAGTGTTATCTCAACTGTACTATTTCCGGTTATATAATACCCATCATCTGAAAATTCTGCATCACCAGAATTAATTGTAAATCTAGCATTTATGTCTTCGTCTCTACTATCTTTAAATTTTAATTGCTTTTTATCAGCTGATACCTTTATGGGGTCGTTTCTATCATTAAGATTAGTATACGCTAAAGAATAAGTTTGATTAGTAGATTTTTCAGGGTTTTCAAAATAATCTAATAATTCTATTTTTGTTAATTCCGGAGGTGGTATTTTATTTGATCCTGCGACCGCAACGAAATCAAAATATACAAAAAAGTTATTTTGCAGTACAGAATCACATACGTGAGTAATATTATATTGATAACTTGTCCAATCTATACCTACATAGTCCCATTTTCCAATAAATCTTTCTGGTACAGGTACTAAAAACATACCAAAAACATTATTATCAACAACTAGCCCATTGTTTTTATTTCTTGTTTTAAATGTTTTATACCCTAAATCTATGACATCACCAAAATAGTTTACAGCATCTATATTTTTTGATAGATAAGCTGATACACCCAAATCCTTACTTTGATTCAACTTATAAGTTACATCCATTGAATTACCTTGAGTTTCATCTGATTTCATAGTGGTCGGATCCACCACTATAGGTAAACCGGCATCAGCCATTTCTTTTTTAAGCCTATCAATAGC